CAACGTAATGCACAAGGGCTTGAGCAGCCGTCTGTTGTCGCCGCGAATTTTCGGCAACCTGCCGATCAAGAATTTCAGCGTCGGCCTGGGTGGTCGTTACTTCTTTGACGACTTCCTGAACCACCCGGCGCACATCAGTGCGCAGACCATCGGCAACTACGCCACCTACATCGATACCGGTGTGACGCTGAAGCAGGGTGCTGCCGATGCCACTGGTGCGATTGTGGTCGCCGGTAACGATGCCGACAACGATGAGGGCATCGTCACCACGGGCGGAAACTCTGGTGGCATGGTCGCGATTGACGCCACTGGCGCAGGCCGGATTGCGTTCGAGTGCCGCATCAAGAAGGCAAGCGTTGCAGACAATGCTTGTGCGTTCTTCATTGGTCTCGGAGAAGAGGCGTTGGCGGCTGGCAACACGCTGGTCGACAACACCGGCGAGATCGCTGACAAGGACATGGTCGGGTTCCGCGTCAAGCACGATGGCGGCGAAGAAATCGACTTCGCCTGGAACAAGGCCAGTGGTTCCATTCAGGAGCACGCGAACATCCACACGATGGTCGCAGACACCTACGTCAAACTGGGTTTCTTGTACGACCCGATCAACCACTCCAACGACAAACAGATCAAGCTGTTCGTCGATGGTGTGGAAGAGGCGGTCTACGTCACCCAGACCCAACTCGAAGCGGCTACGTTCCCCGACGACGAGGAACTGGCGCTTCTGTTGGCGACCAAGGTGGGGGCCGCAGCGGAATCGACGTTGACGCTCGATTGGTGGGCGCTGGCGGTCGAGGAGTAACAACCTGAACTCTCTGGAAAAGAGGGGTGGGGACAACGCAGCCTCGCCCCGCCCCTCTTTTTTTCTACATGGACGCATACACAAGATCGCGACTTGAATACCTGATTGGCGGGGATATCCCCCCGGCAGTCGTAAAAAGGTTTGATCGCATCCAGAAGCGAGTGGACGCAATGGGCGGGGCAAGTCATCCCGACCCGTGGGTGCTGGCCTTGATTGCGGAAACCGCAAATAAGCCTGCCAAGCAGCAGGTGATTCCGAAAAAGAAAAAGGTCGAGGTGATCCCCAGTGCCTGAACCGACCCTGTCAATGACCTGGGGCGAGATCCTCAACCTCACCTACCAGCAGGCGCTGGGCGGGGGGGCGACCGGTTACACCGACGAAACCGACAACGACAAGAAAGCGTTGGTGGAGTCGATGTGTAAGTCGGGCTTGAGGACGGTATACCAACCACCGCCGATCAACGGGAAGGTTCACGACTGGTCGTTTCTGTACAAGCAGGACTCGATCACGTTGCAGGACAATTACGCCACCGGCACGATCGCATATGACCACACCGGTGGTACGCATGAGCTACAGGTCACCTTGAGCGGCGGCACCTGGCCGACGTGGGCTATCGAGGGAATGATCGAAATCGACGGCGTGGATTACGGGGTCGCCACCCGCATCAGCGACACGGTCATCCTGCTCGAGTCGAACAACAACCCAGGTGCGGACGTGGCTGCGAGTACCAGCTACGACCTGCACAAGGACGACTACGATCTTCCCGACGATTTCGGGTCGATCATTGGGTCGTTCAGTTTTTCCCAGAAGGACAACGCCTGGTACGCCTGCAAGGTCGTCGGGGAAAACCGAATTCGACAATTACGACAACGAGATTTCAATCAGAACTTCGCTAGCGGTGACCCGCAGTTTGCCGCCATCCGCACCAAGAACAAGAACGATGCGAATGTCGGCACTCGATGGGAAACCCTGTTCTGGCCAGCAATCACGTCGTCAGGCACGGTGAGTTATCGCTATCGAGTTTCGGTCAACACGCCGATCGGTGACAACGACTATGTCGCCGGAATGCCGATGCATGCCGAGACGATCCTGTCCGCATGCCTGGCTGAAGCGGAACGGCGAATGGACGGCGAACGCGGAGTGATGTTCGAGAAGTTCATGGAACTGCTCCAGTCATCGGTGTTGAGGGACCAGCAGGACAACAAACCCGAGGTGCTCGGTTACAACGCCGACGACTCCGAGGGCCGGGAAATGTATTCGCATCATCGTTTGCTGCTCTACGGCAGCGGGGTGACCTACAAGGGTCAAGGTTCGTAAGGAGATCGCAATGTCTGGACGACACAAACTTCACGATGGCACTGGTGTGATTGCCTCCGACGAAGCAGGCAACAAATTGATCGTGGTCGAGAATCTGGGTGCGGCGGGTGCCGATGCCCCCGCAGATGGCACTTCCGGTTACGCCAAGGGTTGCATCATCATCAATTCTGGTGCCGCTGACGACGACGATGATGTGCACGTCTTCATCAACCTCGGGTCGGCCACCGACAGCAACATCGACGGACTTAAGGTTCAAACATAACGAGGTAACGAATGGTTTCTTCGACAACAACGGCCCTAGGTGAACTGGGCACCACCGTCTTTTCCGGTGGTGGTCAGAAGTACACGTCGGTCGCACAAGGTTCGGCTGGAACTGTGGCCATCGCGGCAGCATCGACGGGGAAAAAGTTTCGCGTCCTGGCTGCGATTCTTGCCAACGTGCAAAGCGGCGGGTCACCCGGGACGGCGCAGTTCAAGAGCGGGACGACGGCGCTGACCGGCGCGATGCCCAGTGCCAACAATCCGTTCGTGCTGCCGTTCAATCCGGCGGGATGGTGCGAGACGAGTGTGGGCGAAGCGTTGAACCTTACCAGTGCGACCGATGGGCTGAACGGAGTCGTCGTCTACGACGAGATCATTGCCGGATAATGGGAGTGTCGGATGCCGCGTCGGTTGTCTCGGGAACTGGAATTCCCGGTCAAAGGGATTGTCGAGGGGTTGGCCTATGAAGACCAGCCACCCCTGACGACCGTTGACGCGCAGAACGTGCGTCCGTTTCCGGCAAGCTCGCCGGATGTCGCCAGCGGTTTGAACTCCAAGAGTTCGGGCCGGGACCGTGGTGGGCAACGAGCGGGATTGGCGAAGTACAATTCGTCAGTGCATACGACGAACGGGCGGATCCAGGACATCAACCACCTGATCTATCCGCAGTTCGAGTCGGTCCAGGGTCGCGGCGATTCCATCATGGCGGCGACCAGCAGTGGATCGGGAATTCTGGTGAACAACACTGGAACCCAGACCGGCAGCAACCTCGGTGCCGCCAGCGAGACCTACAACCTGTCGGCGTGGGGACGTGACGGGTATGGGTACTTGGCGACGGTCAACGGGTCACACCAGCTGCTCCTGCGAAAGTACAACAAGAACGGGACGGCGTTGTGGGACTGGACAAGTGCCAGCATGCCGGTCGTGCAGTTGTCGTCGGCTACCCGCCAGGTTCGGGGCATGACCGTCTGGGGCAACGTGTTGTACGTCTGGGTCTCCAACATCGACGGGGTCAACGGCGAAGCGATTTACCGGATCAACACATCGGACGGGAAGATCTTCGAGACGACCAGCGGTAACGGTTCGCAGACGGACTACTGGCTGGTCTCCCAGGACCAGAGCACGGCGAAGTTCAAAGACTTCTATCCTTCCAGCGGCTACACCGCCAAGCCGCAAAACCTGATGGTTTCCGACAGCGGGATGCTGGGGATGCTGGTGGTCAACAACAGCGCCGCCGCACGCGAGGTAAGTACGACCGGGACAATAACAGCAAACATCACGGCAACCGCATCAGCGGCGGATGTGCAAACGGCGTTGCGTAATGTGTCGCACCTGTCGACTGATGGCGAGGATGTTCGCGTCAGTTGCACGGGTGGCCCCCTGAATACTGCGGCGGTCATCGTCGAGTTTACTGGCACTCTCGGCCTGCAGGATGTTGCCATCCTCGTGAAGGGCGGCACCGTTGCGAGTGACATCACGATCGCCGTGACGCAAACGGGCAACGCATTTCAGAACACAAAGATGTCCGTCACGTCCGCAACGGGTAGCGGCAACTTCACGTTGACCCACGACCAACGGTTGTCGTTGCAAATGATGGACATCCTGTTGGGGAAGCAGATCCGGTGCGTGGAACTGATGTCGTATGCCCCGTATGCATCCGGCCAGGCGGTCAAACAGACCAACCAGGAACTGGACATCACGTCTGACGGCATGGGGACGTTTTACACCCTGACCCGAACCATTCCCGACATTGCCGGTGCGTCGACAACGTATTCGCACCAAGTGGCAAAGGTGACTTCGGCTGGGGCCGTTTCATGGACCCAGGCGAATTCGGGAACGACTCTGGGCATCTCCTACGATCCGGTCAATGGCCGATTGGGTGCGGTCGGTGGCAACGTCTACGGCAGCGGACATTCGTTTGCAATTCTCCAGGTGAGCGACGGTGCGAGAGTTAACTCTCAAGATCCCAACAGCACAACGACGTGGAACGCTATCGATGCGGATGAATCCGGCGGCTTCCGAATCTTCCGAAACAATGCGAGCAACAACATCGCACGTATGACATCGGCTACGACACCGGCACTGGATTGGGTTTCTAGTTACGGCGGCAACAAGCAGGAAGGCGCGACCTGCTCAACGGCATATGCGTTGGACATGGAAAACGCCGTTGCCCAACGGATGACCAAGCGGGTGGCGGTGTGTTCGGGAATCGTCAAGGAGTT